CTTCAGGAATTGGTAAGAACTTTGATCATTATGGTGATGTTTTGAATCTCCATTGCTCACGTGTTCCCTTCGATGAGGATTGGATTATCATTAGGGATCAGGATACTATGTATTTCCCTACGCCATCCCGGAGGAAAATTATCAGGGAAGCCACTATGCAATATCCAGACACCGGAGTTTTTGGAGCGTACACGAACCGGACCGGATTGGATTGGCAGAGATTTGGAGGGATAGATGACAATTCAAATATTATGGATCATTATCACAAGGCTGTTGAGCTTGAAGAAAAACACGAGTCAAAGTGCAAAGAAATTGATCTGCCTGTTGCAGGATTTTTCATGATGTTTCGCAAAGGGACATGGAAGAATATCAGATTCAAAGAGGGGGCTATTGGTGAAACCGAAATCTTGTTTGATTGGGATTTTTGCACAAGGGTTAAGGAAAATTTGAAGATGCCTGTCAGGCTGATCAAAGGGTTATACATTTTTCATTTTTACAGGATGCATAAAAACGTAAGTGACACAACACACATATTTAAAATAAAATGAAGATGAAAGCACTTAGTAAAGGGAGATACATTTTCAAAAATAGATGGGGAGTCTTCTTGGTTGAAATGGAAATATTAGAAGTGAGCAAAAAAGCTTATCTAGTCCGCTATCGAAATGGCTATGAAAAGTGGATAGACAAATTTGAATTAAGCGGAGATAGTTGTGCTGATTATGAATTATATGAGAAATTTTTAACTAACAAGGAAGATGAAAGTTGAAAACCAAATTTATTTAGGTGATGGTGTGTATGCCATTTATGATGGGTACTCTATTTGGCTTCGGGTTGGAAATCATAAGAACACGGATGTACAAATTTGTCTTGAACCATCTGTATTAAAATCTCTTAACGAATTTTATGCTTACATAACCAACAAGGAAGATGAAAAAGCTGATTTAACTAAAAAAGATGATTAAATGATAGCCGATCACCTTCGGGATTTCTTTCTACAAACATCTATCTACCCATCACCTAGTGAGCAGTGGCTATGGATGCGCGTACATAAAACTGCAGGCACGTCAATATATAATGCTTTGGAGGGAAGGTGTCTCAACACCGTGAAGAACAAACCATTTGAGGCGAGGAAATGGATCAAGAACATAACGGAACAGAAACTAGATGCATATCAAAAATGGACATTTGTACGGAATCCTTATGACAGATTGGTGAGCACCGCAGCTATGTTCTACATGACACCGCAGAGTTTTATCAGTAAATTTGATCGGCTGTCAAATATGGCAAAAAGACATGCCTTACCTCAGCATCTTTTCACCCATATCGGAGGTAAATGCTGGTTGGATTTTGTAGGAAAGTTTGAAAATCTGGACGGAGATTGGAAACAATTGTTTCCCGATATTCCCTTATTACAAAGTAATGCTACCGATCATGAACATTATCTTGACGTACTGGGAGTAAAAGAGCGTAACTGGATAGAAGAAAAATACTCAAAGGACTTAGAATATTTTGAATATGAATGGTAAAGCACAATACTTTAAAAAGATAAAAGCTCATTTAAAGCAATTTGGAAAAATTATGGATATTGATGATTACCTGATTGACCAGGCCGCATTTTGTTTGGAACAATTGGAGATGCTTCAAATGAAAATTAGAACCAATGGCTGTGTGACTAAAACGGGATCGAAAAGTGGATACGTTTCATCATATGAAGCCTTTGAAAAGGCATACAAAGACATTGGTATTAAGTTAGGTCTTAATCCTGTAGATCGGGAAAAACTGAAATGGGAGATAACGAAAAAAAAGAAAGACGGTTTTGACGAAATTTAATCCTGTCACATATTGCGAAAATGTTCTTAAGGACATAGGATTCCATAGGGGAAAACTTCATAAACTGGCATGTGAAAGATTTCTAAAAGACTGGGATCACAGGAAAGATAAGGGCTGGATATATGACGAAAAATCCGCAGAACAGTTTTATAGGTTTGCCGAGATATGCAAGCATTGGAAAGGGGCAGGCTTTGCAGGGGATTCTATATACCTTGCAGATTATCAGAAGTTCATGTATGGCAATCTGCTGGGATGGAAGATGGAAAACGGCCTTGTAAGATTCCGGGATATATATCATCAGGTAGCGAAGAAAAATTACAAAACTACGGGGCTTGCTGTGTATAGCTTATTTCATCTTTCCAAGTCGGGAGAGCCCGGTGCTCAGGTTTGGATTGGCAGTAACCGCGAAGAACAAGCGCGAATTGTTGTAAATGATGCGGGGCAGATTGTTTCCATTTCGCCATTATTGCAAAACAAATATAAATTAAGCTGGCACCAGGATACGGTTACAGGAATATTTTATGCTCCTAACAGTGCGAGGATGCGGCCATTGTCAAAAGACGCAAATCGTCAGGACGGTTTCCATCCAAGCCTGGGAATTATAGATGAATTCCACGAGTCAAAGACCGGAGCCGTCAGGGATAATATTAGAAGTGGATCAGGTGGGAGGTATAATTTTCAGATGATAGTTATAACAACTGCTGGATTTAATATTGGCGGCCCATGCTGGAATCTACGACAGACGGGGATTGAAATTCTAAAAGGAATAAAGAGCAATGACAGGAGATTTATCTTGATTGATGAACTCGATTCCCCAGAGGATGAATGGGAAAATCAAGAAGCCTGGGTAAAACCGAATCCGAGGATTGATTCAGATCCTTTGTTTTTAAGTGAATTTCTGGTTCCTCAATATAACATAGCTAAGGATGAAGGAGGGCAATCGATAGTAAGCTTCAAGACTAAGAACCTGGATTGGTGGACAAACATTGCTTCAACATGGTTACCGGATGAGGCATGGATAGGATGTGATTTTGAAAGATTTACACTTGGTGATTTTAAAGGTCGACAGGTGTGGATGGGTCTTGATCTTGCTTCTGGCATAGACATGAATAGTGCTTGCTGGATCTCACCTAATACACGGACGGGAAGGGTAGATATTTTTTGGCAGTATTGGCATACAGAATCGCGTGTGAGAGCAAGTAAAGATGATGCGGATTATATTAAATGGAATGATGAGGGTTATATCAAAACTACACAAGGCGCGGGACCGGATGTTATTGACCATGAGCAGGTAAGCAATGATATTATTGAGTGGCTTGGTGTGCTGGATGTTCAGGCTATTGACTATGATACTAAGGCAGCGCATCATGGAGTTATTCAGAATATCTTAAAAAGTGGGTTTGAAAATTGCCGGCCGTTAAGCCAGGGGACGAGCTCACTGGGAGAACCGATAAACTTCCTTGAAGCTCAGATTTTGGCTAAGAAAATGAACTTTGGGGGCAATCCTGTTTCAAGGTGGATGTCTGGAAACTGTGTTATGTATGTGGATACAGGAGGATACCGGAGGCCGAGTAAAAAAGGATCAAACACACGCATAGATGGAATCCAGGCATTTGTAAATGCAATTGCCGGATACCTTACACCTGTTGAGGAAGATGAGAAAGTACAGATATTTGTATGAAAAAAGAGAATACAAAAACGCGATATAACCGGATTCGCAAGAGAGCATCGGAACTATCTGAAAAGTATAAAAACAAACATCTTATTATTAAGGAGTTAATTGCTGAATTTGGATTCTCAGAGCGCACTATTTATAGATGTTTAGAGGATTAGCGCAAAAATACTTTGTCAAATTGGCAGAGAACATTGCCATTGCTATTGAAAAACTCACCTGAATTTGTTTCTTTGAACTCCCAAAATGTCACAACTGGACTTTTTCGGGAACCTCTTATTCGAGAAACGCGCATCTATTGAAGATCCGAAAGTTCCCTTATCCGACAAAAACATAGGGGAATTGATCTTTGGAATGGAGGAAGGCGAGGCCGGTGTGAGAGTTGATCTTGCTTCCGCGATGGGTGTGGCCGCATACTTCAGAGCTATAAATCTTCGCATGAATACCATTTCGGGGTTACGAATCAAGGTATTTGAAGAAGATGATAAAGATCAAAAAACATTTCTAAAGGATTCAGACGCTTACAGGCTTCTAAATGTAGAAGCCAATCCAGCAATGTCCGCTCTGGATGTGCGCAAATTCCTGCAACAGCATGCCGATAATTATGGTAACGGATATGCAGAGATCAGACGCGAACAAAACAGTGGAGATCCCAAATACCTCTGGCCATTGGAGGGCGGTATGGAACTGAAAATAAACCGCCGGCGTATGCATGTTGTGTATGAACATACCGACAAGGACGGCAAGAAAACCACATACGCTCCTGAAAATATCTTTCATATTAAGGGCTTCAGCCAAAGCGGATTAATTGGCAGTCCGCTATATATGCAGTCCAAAGACCTTTTTGGTGTGGCCATTGCAAGCCAGAAATTTCTTGCAAGGTTCTACGGCAACAATGCAACTCCATCGTTGCTGCTCACTACCGAACAAACCCTTGACCCGGAAGATGCGGATACTATCGCTGAAAAATGGTCCATAAAATATGGTAAAAAGAATCAGAGGAAGCCCGCCGTAGTTGGCAAAGGTGTAAAGGTGCAGACTCTAACTATGGATCTTGACAATCAGCAGATCACCGACATCATGAAGCATCTTGTCCTGGAAGTAGCAAGAGTTACGGATGTGCCTCCTCATTTGCTTTTTGAGATGGGTAGAGAAACCTATAACAACATCGAACAAAATTCTATCGGATGGGTGCGCGATGGGGTCAGACCATTAGCGCTAAACTTTGAATCCGAGGCAAACCGGAAGCTTATTCCCAGAAAAGATTTAGGCCGCGTTCGTTGTGAACACAGCCTTGACGATCTGAAACGCGGAGATTCAAAAAGTATGGCCGAATACTTGGGCATGTTGTGGGATCGGGGCGGTATTGACCAGGCGGAAATGAGGAAAGTATTCGGATGGAATGCTGAAGAAGGGGATGAAAAGCGCTGGGTACAGCAAGGATTCGCACCAATGGATATGGTCATTAGTAAATTTCAACTAGAGATAGATAAACTTCAAAAGGAAATATTAGCACCAATACAGAAGCCAACTGAAAAATCAAAATTCAATGGACACTATACAGAAAACTGATTGGATAACTCGCAATTATGGCGGTAAAGTTGAAGTAAGGAAAGACGGCGACAGCGTTAAGATTGGAGGCAGGGGAATACCTTTCAATACATGGTCGGTGGATATGTGGGGGATGAAGGAGCGGATTGCTTCCACCGCTATGGACGACGTGGATCTAAGTGATATATATTCATTCTACAACCATGATGATAATCAGGTCTTGGGCCGCACCAAGTCGGGGACTATGGAGATTGATATTCGCAGTGATGGAGTGTATTATACCACAACCCCTCCCGAAGCTGCGGAATGGGTAAAACAAAATATCGAACGCGGAGATGTAGACGGATCATCTTTTGTATTCACGGTAAAAAAACAGGAATGGGAAGAAATGGAAGACGGTTCTGTACAAAGGACCATAACCCAGTTTGACAAGGTTAAGGAGATTGGTCCTGTGGTTAGTCCCGCTTATCCTGATTCCACAGCAGAAATCAAAAGATCATTCGATGCGTGGAAGGCCGAACAAAAAGAAGACGAACCAGAGGATAATCAAAAAACTGATGCCCTGAAAAGGAGCATATTACTAAGGGACAAAGAACTTGAAATTGAAAAAGGATTTATTAACTCAAAATAATCATGGCTAAAACAACACTAGAATTAATGCAGGAGCGTCAAGCTGTTTGGGTGAAGCAGAAAGAAGTAGCTCAAAAATCAGTAGACGAAGATCGGGAACTTAACGATGATGAGCAGCGTCAATGGGACTCTTTCGAAGAGGACTTTTCAAAATTGACGAAGCAAATCGGGGTTCAGAAAGTTATCGATGAACGCGACATCGAGGACACGCTGGCGAACGGCGAAAACCTCAACAACGAGGAAGATAAAAGACAAAAGAAAGTCATTTCTGATGATCCTCAAGAAGCTGAAGAACAGCGTAAGGGGGCATTTTCCAGCTTCATCAAGTACGGGGTAGATGCGATGACACCCGAAGAAAAGGAAATTCTGGCTCCTTATTCTCCATCACACCGGAATAACAGGGGTTTTTGGAGTGACGAGCTTGAGAAACGTGCTCAAACGGTAGGAACAGATTCTCAGGGTGGATTCCTGGTTCCCGAAGGTTTCAGCGGTGAAATCGCAAAAGCACGCGCAATGTATGGGGGCATGCGGCAGGCGGCAAGGATCCTTAAAACCAAGTCAGGACAAAGGATTCCCTGGCCAACCGTGAACGATGTTTCCAATGTTGCAAGTCTTCTTGCAGAGAGTGGGGACGCATCTTCGGGAGCAACAGATATAACATTTTCCGAAAAGGTACTTGAAGCATACAAACTTTCAAGTGATCTTATTCAGTATTCAAGAGAACTTTTTGAGGATGACGAGATTGGAATTGAGTCTATCCTTAATG